TAGCTTCAATCATAGTATTTTCTCTATTTTTGTGGATCGGCTCTTGTGCAGATCCTATTAATTATTTATGGAAATAGGTGCAAACCAAATGTTTTGTTTGGGTCCGTCGGTGACTAAAATAGATTCAATATCTGGAGTGTTATTGAGTTCACGCAACATAGGAACTCCGTTGGCATCTGCTCTTAGCACTTGTGTAGGGTCGTTGTTGGGGCCATAAATGCCATCGGTTTCTGTTTCAAATTCAAACATCCATCGAGTACCAGTTTGATCCGGTATTGGGTCGGTAAGAGCAAATAATTGTGTGCGAAGGCCCAGGATTTGTGTAAGTGTTTCCCAATTGCGTTGTTGATTACGACTGCGATTCCAAGATTCAGTATCTTGTATCAATTGTCCAGCACGATCCCGGAATGGCATATGAGCTGATTTAAAATGACCAGTTATGCCGGTCACGGTAATATCAAATTGAGTTTGACAGGCAAACTTCATTTGGAGTTCCTACCGAGTTCATATAGGATTTCAACCTGTTCACACAAGTGGTCGAGTTCTGGATCGTCTCGTCGAGCTTGTAAAATTTCTACCCAACGTTTTGAATTTTCTAAATCTTTAAGTTCTTGTTGCAAGGCCGGATCTTGACTGTACAATTCTCGGTTGGTATTACCGGGTTGCCGGGCATATACTGTACGTCCACCATCAGGACTTTCAAATATTGTTACTTCGGTAATTTTATTAACCATCATACCAGTATTTAAGTTATTATATTAAAGTCAACAAAAAACCCACCGAAGTGGGTTTTGAGCATCAATAAAAAATTGATTAGGTTGACAACTTGAAACCAACATTGGTTGAGCTGTTGATTTGATTAACACCAACAACACCAGCTGTGTTAGCTGCAGCTGTTGCAACTGTGGTGTTAGCAAATGCGCCAGTAGGATAGAGACCAACGCTGAGGGCTGTGCCATCAACTTGATACATCGCAACTGTGGTTGTTTGCTGAAGAGCTTGCAACACGTTAGCCACGAAACCGTTAACTTCACCTTGTGTGTTCATTGTGTTAGCAGCAACGAAACGGAAAAAGTCTAGTTTAGGACCTTGTGGTTGAACTGAATTACCAGCTAGGCTGGTACTTTGTGGCAATGGACCATTCAATGTGTCTAATGCAAATACTGGTTGTGATCCACCAGAAACTACGGTAATATAAGCCATTTTAAATCTCCTTAATATATGGACACTGAGGTCCTGCTAATATTTACCTTTTGGAACAAAAAAGTAGAGTTAGGCTGGTTGTTTTGAGTTGTTTATTTCGCGATTGGCCGCTGTAAATCCACCGGCTAAGCGGTTAACAGCCTTGGCCATGCCGGCTCCTGTGGCCATTACCCAGCCTTCTTGACCCGGATGTTGTAGATCCAATTGATTTAAAATATCCATCTTGATATCGTGTAGCAAGACCCAGGCTGTAAATGCCGCGGCCATGCCATCTAAATTGCTACGTGGGCTTTGGATATATTCTACAATGTTGTTGAACTTTTTAGGGGTAACGTGTTGTTGGAGCCATGGTCCAAACTGCGCCAATAAATTATCAAACCCAGTGCCTACTCTACTATTAATATAGTCTATACATAATCGAGGCAAATCAGTGATTTGTAATGCACGAAGATCTGTAGGATCAAACAGCTGATCAATTGCAGCACCTTGACTGTTGTACACATCTTTAACTTGCTGTACTAGCTGACGATTTGGTCGTACATTTTCTTTGGCATACACCGGCTCTAATAGCAGTAGTCCAGGAACCTGTTTAAAATCAACACGGCCAATAGGCTCTTTAGGAGAACCAGGTTCTGCATACCGTGTGTGCATGGCAATACCAACTTTGCTATTGGTAATACGTTGACCTACATCGCTTGCCACTGGAATTTTATATTCTACAGTGTTGGGTGTAAACACAAAATTACCGGCTTGTTCAGGAGGACGCTGTGTGTACAACAGGTCGCCTTGCACATATCCTTTAAAATCTTTAGGAACAGCAGATTCTAACATGGGCCATAATTGAACATACAAAGGCAACAGTGTTTCAACGCGAGTAGCTGGTCGGCCTTGTGCTTCAGCATCACGATCACGCTGTTCCAAATGTCTTGCCACTTGTCGTGGACTTGTAAACAGACCATTATATCCTCGAGCTGTAAATCCTGATACATCAGTAAGAACAAATGTTCCCTCTGGATCACGACCAAATACTAGAGCAGGTTTGCCATCCCACTTGACTGTGGTGGTTTTGCCTGTGTCAGCTGAGGTATGTTTGACAATGTCTAGAGCTTTTTTAATACCTGCACTGCCGCTACGGAACACAAGATCTTCTAAGTGTTCGATGCCTTTGGCACGGCCGCCTTGAACCTCGGCTTCAACAATGACCTGCATGCCTTGATTCACAATACGATCACGTAGTTTGGCTAAGAAGTTTACATCACTAACCGGTTGATATAGTTCTGCACTTTCAAGGAATGGCAGGCCTTCGCGTTCCATGTGTTGTTTAAAGTCTGCTAATTTAGCGTCACGGTTGGGATCTGTGCTAAGTGCTTGTAGAATTGTTTCTACACTGGCCAAGTCTTGACGTGTAGCTGTTTTATTCAATAATAATTTGGCTACAGCATCTGGATTGTCAGTAATAATTTTGTTGGTGGCACGATCAGCAATTCCAGCAATTTGATTCAATTTGTAACCCATGCTTTTGGCAACTGAATTCATTAGCACATTGCGCTCACGACCTTTGTACTTTGAATCTGTGGGCATGGCACCAAGTACAAATTTGCTCCAAGGTATGTTGTTTAAAAACATAAAGTCTGTTTGCACATACCCTAGGTCTGGACGACCGTTGATAGGTGTTTTAAAATGTACGCCAGCGCCGGTTTGTTTGACCCAGTCTTCGGGTTTTTGTTTTTGGCTGGTTGCCCAGCGTGTTAATTGTGCTATTAATTGTTCTTTGGTTAATTGTTTGGCGTCAACAGCAATATCCAAATCGCCTGAGGTGTCTTTAATGCCGGTTGATCCCAGGGTGTTGTTTTGTAGGTCAAGTCCTGGCAACATTTGCTCAAGCCATGCTAGGGTTGTTTTTACGTCAGTCTGATTAATGCGTTGGGTTAACGCACGGCCGTTGCCGTCTTTGAACACATTACCGCCTTCAAGTATGTTCATTAGAGACCCTGAAAACCCATTAGTAGTAACAATCCATCCGCCGCAGGGTTGCCTGTTGATTTTACTTGTTTAGTGCCAGTTAGTTTTGCCGCTGTTGCGCCAAGTGCCGGTAGGCCTTTAGCAATTGCTGGATCCAGTTGTTGTTTTAATGTTTGTGCCATTCCTTCTGCATCTTGAGTGCTGCCCTGAGTACCACCCGGTGCAATAGTTGACTGACCGGTGGCATTGCCGTTGCCTGCGCCCGGAGCTGATGTTTGTGCCAATCCTGCCTGTTGAACCAATTGTTTAAATAATTCTTTTTCGTTGGTCGGTGCAACAGCAGGTGCAGGTGCTGCTGGTGTTGCAGGTGCGGGGGTTGCCGGTGGTTTAGCAGTTGCTGGTGTTGCAGGTGTAGGTTGACCAGCAACCGGTGCTGGTGCGTTTCTTTGCGCCGATCTTGCTGCCAATCCGCCAACAGGTCGTGCTGTGGGTTTTACAGTAGGGATTGCTTCTTCAAGATCCGATGTCATTCCTTGTATTCCACCTTTTGGTTTACCATATGCCTTTATTGTATTTTTTCCTTTAGGACTGTTGGCAACACTGGCAGGCATCTGTCCAGGTTTTGCTGGTGCAGTGGCAGAAGGAACTCTACCAAATGTTGCCGCAGGTTTCTGTCCTTGCACTTGTTGTTGTAGAGCTGTTGCTTGTTGCAATGGTGTTTGTTGTGGCTGATTAGGATTGCCTGATTTAGCTACATTAGTTTTACTAATTGGGGCCGTGGCCGCGCCGGCACTTGCGGTATTAGTTTGTGTTGCAGGCGGTTGTTGTGCAGGTGCCCCACTATTGCTTATTTGTTTGACCAGACTGACAATTTTATCTTTGTTAATAACATTTGGCAAATACATACCACCAAGTAAATTTTTGTTTACAAATGCTAATAATGCTTGTTCAAGTTGCCCGTTTGCACGGGCATTTGGATTGGTTCTTAGCAACTGTCTTTCATATTTTTTCCATATAGGATAGGCCTTATTAAACAGCTCACCAGTTTTACGATCTGCAGATGCATCTTGATAAGCACCTTTAAAATTTGAAACAGCACCGCCTACTTTTTGAGCGGCTCCCTTGGCTTTGTTTGCAATCCATTCAGAAGGAAGTGTAACTTCTTCTAGTTCAAATTGTTTCTTTTTTGTTAGTTCATGAATTTGCATCTGTGCGTCTCACTGTGCGTGTAAATTTGCCTGGGTCACGCTGATTAATAGCGTTGAGTAATTTTCTCTGTAGATTCTGAGCATCTTCTACACTGTAACTGGAGTCAATCTGCTCTAGCAAGCGTATAGCACTAGATATAATGTTGGTGGCGCGGTTTTCAATAACATGGCGTTGATCACGCTCAACATACATTGAGTCTAATTCTTCCAATAAACTACGTGTTTTCTTTTGCATTTTAGTCCAGGACCTTTTTATTATTTATTCGGTTTTAAATGGTTTGCCCGGATCTCTATCAATGGAATTATGCAAGGATGGGCCATAACCCATGCAATAGTATCAGCAATGTGGGTTAACTCTAACCATGTTTCATGCCCCGGAGCATTATCGTTTAATCCGCCAGCAATAATGTGTGTGGTCTTAATATTGTTTAATCCATTTAACTGCAAACTACGGTCTTTTAACGCTCTTTTTTGAATTGAATAGGTGCCATATAGTTTGTCTTTGGCTTTATTATCGTTTATACCTATGTACTCTGCTGTGCTTCCGATATTAATAATGTGACCATAGATTCCAAGTTTAGCCCACTCCTCGTGTGTTGTCTCTAATAAAGCTAGTTGACCGTTACCACAGATAAAAGAACTATTAATAAATATGGTGTAGTGAGCAATTTGTTGTCTAAAATGTTGTTCGCTACCTGGATCCCAAAATCTTAAATCATACCCTGTAGCTCGACTAGCAAACTCCGCAGAAGGAAAACGTTGTTTTACTGCGCTAGCCACTGTCGAATGATATGGATTTCCAGAACATAATATATTCATAGTAGTTGACTCCATTCTGGAAACACACTTTTATAATCAATTTGACGAATTTGGTCAATTTTTTGAATAAGCTCCCAGAACGCCAAGTGTGGAGTATTGTCGATTTCAATCCCGTCTAACAACTTGTGCAATTGCGGATAGTTTGAGAATCTGTCAGATAAAATTTTCTTTGCAGTAGAATTTAAGTGCACAATATTAAAATCTCCAATAGCACGTTGAAAAATTAAATTTACAGGATCTCCATATCGATTAGTTAAAAAATTAGATTGGTACCAATCTACTAATTCTGTTAGATAATATAAATTTAAATAACTCCAAGTACAATTTATGTTAAACATATGATTATGAGGCATATTTTCTTGATACCATAATAAATTATTAGTTACCGATTTCCAATCTGCACCAGTTCGTTGATAATTAAATCTATCGCCTACGTCATCGATGCTAAAATATAATTCAATTAACTGACATTCTCCCCACAAATTTAATAATTCTTGTGTGGCTTGTTGTGTACCATTGGTATTATAAAATACACGAACATTGTCAAGGCCTTTAACTTTTTTTATTTCTTTAAGTAAATTAATATGGTTATTGCTCATCAGCGGCTCGCCGCCACCATGAAAGTGCAAAGTTTTTATATTTTTAAGTAATTTTGAATCAAATGTTTCAAGTTGATTAAATTTTTCATATTTGAATTGATCGATTGTCTTAAGGGGGTAAAGTTTTTGATAGTCAGATACCCACGCTGTACTGTTGTGTGGGCCACATATAACACATTTTAAATTGCAAAGATTTCCTACGCTGTAATCTAAACCTTGTGGTGCATTTAAATCAATGTCGGTATCATAATGATAGTTTTCATATAAATTTTGGCTGGCTAAGCGACGACTTACTAATCCGTTTTCTTCAGCTTTGTAACAACTAGAACATCCGGGAATAGGAGTATCTGTTTCTACACATCGTTTTAATTCTGCACGTTCTGGGCCATTCCAGATGCTATCTAAATCAAATACCTCAGACGTTTTAATATATCCTTTAAAGAAACTGCATGGATTATAACCTAATTGACCGTTGTAGGACCATATGGCAAGATTTTTATATATTTCATAACAGAAATATTTCTTGTCTTTCATGACTGTTTGATTTGGCCTAGCAATTGTTTTAACTTGGCACTTTGCACATCTGCTGTAATTTTTACATTGTCTTCGCGCTCAACTGGACTAGCAGGCTCTGTTCCGTTAATCATTGTGCTTTTTGCTTTGATACTATCTAGTAAATTGCCTTTGGCAAAGGAATTAACAGGGCCGGCTTCCTCGCCTGGGTCAGTGATGCGCATGGTTTCAATGTTATAATCTAAATCAATTTTCATGCCTACACCTGTACTACTACGACTCTTCATACATTGTATTTGATACTTGCCACGCTCACGCATGGCACGGCTTGTGAAGATACCAAACACGTTGTCAGCTGTATTGATCTTAGAGATACCACCTGAAATATGACTGTGATCAAATTCTACTTCTTCTACAGCACTACGATTCAACTGCGACGCTGTGACAAACAACACATTGAGTTCTTTGGCCAAGTTGCGCAACTCTTCACTCACATATTTGTCTTTGACAAACAAGTCATTTGGGCTTACTTTGGCGCTGACCGGCATCAACAAATCCAAGTAATCGCACATGATAAAATCTACTCGAATGCCTGTCTGTACTTGAACTTCTTTTATGTAACTGCGAATGTCATTGATGTTGCTCTGCGCCGGCAATGCTTTAATACGATACTGCCCAGCTTTCTTACTTACAAGTTTAACTTTAAGTTCGGTTTGATCAATGTCTTTGCGGATTTCTTTTGTGCTCATCCCGGCCAACATGGCATCAGTTCTTAGGGCGCACAGTTCTTCACTCAGTTCTAAACTGATATAAACACCACTGAGTCCGGCCTGTAACCAACTCAATGCTATGTTCATCATAACAAGCGATTTACCCGAACCAGATCCACCGGCAAAAATGTTAAGTTCGCCACGACTGAATCCACCATACAAGATCTTGTCCATTTGTGGCCATCCTGTTGACACTTGTCCGCCCGAATTAAAGTATTTGTTGATACGAGCCTGCGGGTCAGCAAAGTAGTCTGTGCCCATGTCCTTGGTCAAACTGATTTGAACTGCATCCTTGATTAGTTTTTCTACAGGATCATACTCGCCTTTTTCCAACAAGTCGGCTGATTTTAAGATTGCACGTTCTAGTTCTTGTCTGCGAGTAAATCCCTCAAACTCAGTCATAAACCATTCAAAGTGACCTTCGTTTAGGTCAGGAATGTGATTCAATACCACGCCGGTTGCAGCTCGAATTTGGTCTGTACCCGGTAATGTTTTATATTCATTGCTATGTGTGGCAATAAACTCTGCTACTGGTCGTAAACTACGATCAAAATTTTCTGGGTTATAGATGTTCTGCACACGCACATAGCTTTCGGCGTCTTGCAACATCATTTCTAAAAATAGTTTTTGGACATCAAGCCCGTAGTCTTTTAACAAGTTGTTTCTTCCTTAGTTCTATTTTAATTTTGCTGGTTTCTTTGGCCTGCATAATAGTTATCAATGCGGCCAATCTACCCAACTGAATTACTGCATCGTTTACATCTTTAATACCTGCGGGCCACTCAGGCATACTTACTGCCCACCCTAGTTCTACTGCACGATCCACTAACTTCATACCAGCGGCATCTTGATCTGGCACTACTATAGCTTCACGTCCTAGACTGCGTATTAATCTAACTTGTGCATCACTAATTTCTGCGTGTAATACTGCTAGGCCGTTGATGCTGAGTGCATCAAACACACCTTCTACTATAATTACTGTTTGCCAGTTGGACTTTTGCAAATCTGTGCCAAAAACATAACCCGGTTGTATGTCTTGAATGTACCTGGGCGTACGATCGTCTAAAAATCTTGTGGTGTGACCAACCACTTGATTATCATGTGTAAATGGAATTACTACTCCAGGACGTGGCATGGTTTTATACAAAAATGGATAATCTAGCGGAATACATCTATTCCGCAGATACTCTTTGGCCTGCTCATTAAGTGTTTGTGTATCTGCTGGTAGATCTCTGTCTTCAAATTCAATATTTTGTAATTTATTAATAATCTCTTGGCGCTCTCCAAGTAAACCTTCTATACTCTTATGTTTAAGGCTTTCAAGATTTATGCGCTCGATTTCTTCTGTGGGTACGTTCAACCACTCTAATAGCTTACGAGCTTTGAATGTTAAATTTCTACCCAATACAAAACTAGCAGTATAGCCACAATTGAAACACGAATAACTCCAGCCAGAATCTGATATTTTTAGACCGCCACGGCCTCTCTTATCTTGTGTGTCGCTACGATGTGTGCAACAAACAGCATTTCCAGATAACCAGCCAGAAGATGTTTGCTTAATCTTTCGACCTTGCCTCCAGTAAGTTTCAACTGTCTGATTTATCAATTCTTGTTACTATCCATTTGTTAATGTTTTTTGATGTTCGTATGTTTACTGTGTTAGTATAACACTTTCTATAGGCATTAAACAAGCCCCAATATGAGATTTTTAGCTCTGTTTGAAACTGTTCGGCAAACCCTTTTAACCCAATATCTGTTTCCCAAACTCTGCCATCTGGTGATTCAATTCTATAGGATCCATTATGAGCATCACTTTTGCGTTTTTTGGTTTTTTCTGATTCAGGATTGTCTTTAAATCTTTTTAATTGCCCTTTGCTACAATTCAATGCCCTTTTTTGTTTCCAGTCGCTCGATGCATTGGCCCAAAATAGTTTAGCCGATTCTGAATCATGCCCCTCACCTCCGCCGGTAATATTATATCCAGTGTGTAATGTTTTATAATATTGTATCCAATACTTTTCTTTTGTATTTAGATCTTGAGTTGTCCACTTATTGTTTTGCTCAATAATTTCAAATTTCATATTATCCCAACCGTATTTTCTAATTGCAATCAGAATGGGTCTTTTAATGTCAGGGTAATATTTGGCAGCCGATTGATACAATACTGCTTTTTGTTCCAGCGGTAATGTACACTTGCCAACATATTGTTTTCCAGATGGCGAGGTAATCAGATAGATATATTTCATATACCTATTTATGCTAATCCACAATTAAAACAAATTAGTTATCGGTACAGTAGATCAACCACATAACCGGTACTGATCACTACTGCGGCGCCAGTCTGGGCAGGATTGTTTGGGTATGTACCTACTCCAAATCCGGCATTGGGTAGATACCAGTACCCACTTCCACCATTGGTCACAGTAATACCAGTGACCACACCTCCTGACACTGCGGCCACTGCTGTGGCTCCGGCACCATCGCCAATGATGTTGATCTTGGGCGGTGCTAGATATCCTGATCCACCGTTGGTCACTGTGATGCCGGTAACCACACCGTTGGTTGTTGTGGCAAAAGCTATAGCCGGAAAACTGGGTTGATCTGGTACAGCAAAAATGCTGTTGTTAAAACACATGCGGATTAAGGGATACCAACCCACAATGTTCATGTAGATGGTGCCAGTCTTGTCCAAATAGGTAGTTGATTCGGTTACATTGTACCAAAGACTTTCATAGTTTTCGGCGGCCTGTGCTTTGATTGTTCCTGTGTAGCCATCCAAGGTCATTTGTACTGTAGTTACTGCATTAACTGGCTCAATAAAACTGCTGAAATATTCTGTGTTTGTAAAACTGTTCCAGTAGTTTCCGCCATTGGGATTACCGGCCCAGTAAGGATTACTAGGATTTTGGCTCCAGGCAGTGCCATCAACACTGGCCTGTGCTGTTAATTTAAGCGTGGGTATTGTGAGTGGAGCACTGGGCACATACTGTGGTAACACGCTGTCCACAATGTTTACAGGAGCACGGGCTCCAGCTTGAGCATTAGTAAACACTGCCTCGACTAGGCCGCCGGGTTGTGTACGTTGTATACTATAGGTGGCTGGTTGTGCTAGCACTTCCAACATTTCAGCTGTGGTCAATGTGACCTTGGCTCGGCCAGTAGTGGCACTCAAGGTAACCAGCTCCTTTTCAACTAGTATACGGTCGCCGGCAGTGTTGATTGCACGGAATAGGAACGTACTACCTGTGATATTAACAGGTTTTTCTTGTTGATTAATGAATTCAAACAAAAGCACGTTATCTACGCCTTTGTTTATGGTTAGTTGTTTTGCGTACACAGGATCGTACCTATAAGTAAAAGTTTCCCCCGCACCTGTATCCATGAGTAACACTCGCGTGAGCTGTTGATAGATATAGACCTGGGTAGAGTACATACAGAGTATTTAGCCGGTTTAGAATAGGGTCTCAGAATGGTTTGGTAAATATCCGTAGATATGAACAATGATTTCTTTGAAAAACTAGCGGAAAAATACCCATTTATAACCTTGTGTGTTTATGCCACAACGGAATACGTGGGCATTATACAAAATCAGGACGATGCTATAACTACTATCTATGATTTTGGCGCCATACAAGACTTGGAAATCAAGCAACAATTTTTAGAGTTGGCCAATGTTTGGTGGTGGGAAAGTAATCGCAGTGTACCTATTAACATATTCCTCAAGCACGATTGGGATCAATTTAAACCTTACCTGCGTACTTTTATTAACAAAGATTTAGAAGTATTGCACGGCCCTGTTTGTAGTCTTAGCGACATGGGTCGCAAAAAGTCTAAGAGAAAATCAATTACACTTGTTCGACGGATTGACTAAGCAGATTCATATGTAACGACACCAAGGCTGCATAGCCGATAGCGTGAGCATGTTTGAACACAAATCCGCGGCTGTCATCACCATCCCACACCGATTCAAACACTTTGTTCCAGGCCGTGTTTTGCAGATGCGCTTTGCCAGGTCTAATAATACTAATAAATGCTGCCATTCTTGGAATAGAATCTGGCTTCATTGTGGCAAGTAAATCTGTATAATTGCCCACGTGTACTAACTGCTTTGCCCACTCAGAATCTGTCCATAAACGTGACCAGGCGGGTTCTTGACCCAACATTTGCTCATAGTGCTCTGGGTTTTTTATCAGTTGATAAACACTCATGTTTAACAAATCTATTTTAAAATACCCCAGTTGTTCAGCTTGTTCATAATCTATAGCCGCACAAGCATTAACAGGATCATATGGAATATCAGTAACGTACACACCACTGTTATGGCGACGTGCTTGGCCTTGATGCAGTTGTCTAGCCGGGATTGCTTGAATTAATTTTAACAGCTGATCTCTATCAGCTAAATCTAAGTCAATATCTGCGCTCATTACCAACCTGCCTTAGTTAGTATATCTCGAGCGTATTCTTGATCTGCTGGATAGTCTCGAAATTTCTTCATCCAAAAATCTGCATCAATGTAGGGCCATATCATAGAGACCTGCGTGGCGTCTAACTCTGCTAGGAATTTTTGTCCTGCGGCACTATTGTAGATAATCCATGGACTGATACGTCCTGCGGTCACAGCATAGACCATGGCATTGGTGTTGCCATACCGTAAGCAATCTTCTGCAGGGTGACCGTGTTGTTCACTCCAGTCTATACCAAACTCCATGGCACGGGCTAGTGCATCATTTACATTTTCCACACGCAAATAGTCTGTAAGATATTCAGTGTAGACGCTATCCTTACACCAGTGATCGATTTTTTTATTTTGTTTCAGTACCCACTCAGTAAATCGCGCTGGATTGATAGCTCGAACGTCTACACAATAACGACCAAACTTTACAAAAGCACGATAGTAAGGGCTTTCGCAAAAGTCATCATAAGTTTTTAGTTTGGCGCTGCCTTGTGTAAGTTCGTAAAATTTTATGTAAGCGTGAAACCCTAGACGTACTCCGGCTTCGTCTTTTTGCTGACGACGACGACGAGGTTCACATGAATGCACTGCCAGACTAGATTCTTTAATAAAATCTTTCTTACAATACTGGCAGGTATATTTCATTTTTTAACTTCTTGCCCTAGCTGTTTAAGGTAAGCATCAATGTCTTTTTTGGTATTGATCTTGGCCATTAGTTCCACTTCGTCATCTTTTAAATGTGGGAACAATTCAACAATTTGTTTTCGAATACCACTGGCGCCGGCTTCTTTTTTCTTAGGAGCAATCCATTGATGTCGTTGTGTACCTAGGCCTGGGCTCACTGCTGTAGCACATAACCATTGCAGTTTAGGATGACGATTAATTGCAAAAAAATGTTTGTTGACATAGTGATTACTACTTTGCAAATAATAATGTTGTAACTCTGCACTGCCTTGGATACTTGAGCCCCAGCGTATCATTAGGAAGTTGCTGAACTTCTTGCGCTCTTCGTCTGTAAGGCTGGAATAAAAATCTCGATCTTTGCGATCAAAGCACATCATTTCATTTTGTATTGACAGTTTATCCACTACCAAGCCTGATTGTAATTTACCACTTCACAGTTGCGACTAATGTCCTTGACAAAATAAACACAGTCAGGCTTTTCACCAATGCCTAATGGTACACACAACATTTGACCGTTTTTTAATTTAGGAGCATACCATGTTACTTCTTGATATACATCAATAATCTCAATATCTAGAAAACTAGGACGGAAACTGCTAAGAGGGTTGAATTGAAATGCTTTAAATCCGCGATCATTAATACTGGTTAATGGCAATACTTCCAGGTCTCCTAGATCAGGTTCACCTATGAGTATTTGCCAGTCCACAGGCATACGCACTCTATGTTCGCCAACACGTAAAACTAGTGCGGGTGCTGTGAAACTTTCTAAAAAGATTAAGGGAATGTAATGATAGTCTGGGTCTTTAGGATCGCTATTATCAAATATGGCAAACCGCATGTCATCCACTTCCTCTGGTAGATGATCCAAATCAAATGGTGTGTTATCTAATGTAAGTATACGCATGAATTTATTATAACATAGTTTGTAGTAGATGCAACCTTTATTTCCATTCTAGTTTTTCTTGAGTGAATGGATAATTAGCTTCTCGATAAAAAACTTTGCGTTTGGTTAGATGTCTTTTCGCAAATTTGCAGGTGCTGGTTACGTCCCAGATTTGCACATGATCTTTATCTTCAGCTTTTCGTATTCCGCGGCCGATCGACTGGATGACCCGGACAAAACTCTTGCCAGGTTCGACAAGAACAAGATTAAAAATCCTAGGCAAATTAATACCCACAGCAGCAACACCATAGGTAGCCACAATGATTTTTCCAGTACTAGTTGCCACTTCGTCATATTCATCTTGTCGATCCTTTGCTTTTGTAGCTCCACTAACAAACACTGCCTGATCGCCTAACAAGTCCACTAAGGCATGACCGCCTGCTACACGATCTACTAACACCAGAGTATTACCTGTGGCATTAACCTGTGCTATCAGGTGTGCTATGGTTTTAAGTCTGTCTGGCTCTTCTAGTAGGAACTTTAGTTCACTTTGATAGTTAGAGAACTCTGCATGATCAACTAACTGTACCACATTCACGTGGCATTGCGCTAGTACACCACGATCCTGTAACTCACTGGCACTGAGCTGATTAATTACCGGACCAAGACTACACTTTAAGGCTTGAAATTCAAAGGGTTCTTTAGGTATGGTTCCTGTGAGTCCCCAACGCAATGGTATACGACTCATTACACCTGTAAGCAAACTTTTTAATGCATCAGCTTTGGCCATATGCACTTCGTCAACAATAACGCACACAACATCTTCAAGAAACTCGCCAATAGTAACATCACCTACAGAGTTTTTTGTATTCTTCAATAACACATTCAAACTTTGCCATGTACATATAGTATGCTGGCGGCCCCATTCCTTACGATCGCCAAAGTAAACACCAACATCCTGTTGCATGTTGATATAGTCTTTTTCTGTTTGTGTTACTAGACTCTTGTTGGGCACAATAACAATGGTGCGACCATATGGTGCCACTGCATTACTGAGTGAGGCTGTGATTACAGTCTTGCCTGCGCCAGTGGCGATCTCCTGGATACATTGTGGGTTCTCAAGGAAGTTGTTGATGATCTCAACTTGATAGTCGCGCAACTCCATTGGTTTACCTTCTAATGGATGTCCTTTTCCCCACACAATATGACTGAATGTTTTTTCTGTCACTTTCTCAAAAGTAAATGTCGTAGAATAATCTCGTTGGTCATCTAAGTCAATGTCATAGTTAAACTTTTCAAGTATAGGAATAATCTCCGGTAGCAAGTTTACATAAGTGCTACCACCCAGTTGGAAGTAACTTACCTTGCCGTCCCATCGTCCAAGTCTAACAGCGGGCAAGTAACGGGCGCCCGGAACATCATACTTAAACGCATTAACTAAAGCGCGGCGAGCATCAAGTTCAAGTCCTTCAATTTTGATGTTTACTTCGTCTCGAATTATAATAGTGGCTGTTTTCATTGTAAGGTAACTTGTGTAATGTGCTGATTTTGCTTAATTGCTTCTATTAACTGATCTCTAGGTTGGGTTTCAATGAGTTCTGCTACAGGAAAACGCAAAGGTAACAGTCTAGGATCTTGAAATGCTGTAAACCCTTGATCAAAGAAAAAATCTCTATGTAGATTAAAATGTTTCTGCATTCTAATTAATTTGTCAGAAATATAGTCGACTGTTTCCTCATGCATGCGAACATTGAAGTCTGCTGAATAATGATTAAAAGGTTTAAATGCATCATCACTTATGTAGTTATCACGATCTTGTGTAAGGTCCTCAAGGGTTTTGCCTATCTCAGAATAGTTCAAACATACGCTACCAAATTTGGGATTTAAAGTTCCATATTCATGCATAACTTCTACAGGTAACGTGTTGATCTTTGGCATGCCAAACCAAGTGCAAACAAATCTAGGACGATTGCCACGTGCGGCGCTTTCGCATCTGTGGACACTGACATTTAAATTGGCTAGATGTTGTCTTGTCTCTTGAGGTATGGGGCCATATTTTGGATGTACTGGATGTTGGTCTAACAGGCCATGCCATTGTTCAAAAATATTGTGTAGATAATTTAATGTGTCTTGATCGTTGACCGTAGATAAGTCCCGAGTGATTAACGGTTGCCAACTATTAATTCCTTGGATACATTCTTTTATTTTTACCAAGGCAATACGTTGGTCTTCGTCTTGGGTGTTAAACCCATAAAATCTTTTAGGGTCATCTAACGGCCACTGCTCTCGTTTACTCATACGTTCGAGCCATAATTGAGCAATTGAATTATCCAATACTTGAAATTGCAATTTTAAATCCAATAGATTAATGGTTAAGATCATAACTTAGTATAACATACTTAAAACAAAAGATCAAAAAAACAGGCACCAAAGTGCCTGTTGAAAATGGGTAGTTAAAAACTACCCAGGAGCTACCATACTAACTGTTCTTCATACAAGTGCTAGCGGCCAAAGCCTTCCAGTTATCACCCGATACTTTAGTCAAGTCTGCAATCTTAAGTGCCATACGCAAGCTCATTTCACGTAAACGACTTTGATTAGCGTCCATAAAGCCAATGATCTCGTCCCCTTGCTCTTGAGTAAAATCGTAGTCTGCAAATAACTCACCCTTTAGGTAAATCTGTTTGATACGCAAGAAACGATCACGCATAGTGTTAAGGGTAAGATCTAGGAAGTGACAACGACTTTGTAATGCTTCCAAATGGTCTTGTAACTTCTTGCTCTTGAGGTTTTGGAACTGTAGATTGGTAATAAAAATACACGATCCTTTGAAGTCAAACATGTCTGGAACGCCTTCGCGGCGCAACATAGCACTATCACTATTCCAGTAGATTCTACGCTTCTTACCTGAGTCCAATGCGGCCTTGAGAATGTTCAAGCTCAAGTCATCTTGAAACACTGAGTCACAATCGTCAAACACCAAGACATTGTTTTTGTCTGAATGTTTATACAGGGTGCAATACAGACCAATTGGAGTCATTGCACCTTTAATAACTTCATACTTGACACGACGGCCTGACAATTTGTCAAACAACCCTGAATGTTCTAGTTGTTTTTCTACACCATAACTTTTACCTACACCGGGAGGGCCAACTACAATCATTGCACGGACATCGCCGGCAATTGTGGCCTTGGTCATTTGGTCAAGAATGTCAAAGCGTTCGCCAATACGAGCAATAACTTCTTCGTCAGTTTCAACCGGCGCTTTAGCATGAACATGAACTTGGGCGTGAGCAATGGGTGCTACAAATTCACCTGCTGACACTGATTCGGCAGTAAATTCAATATCTTCAATTGTGTTTACATTAACACGAACTACATCTGGTAAGTCTGGGCCAAAAAAGCCATCTGATTTTACAGTCACGTAGCCTCCTTTGGCTCCTGTTTGGTAACCCTTCACCAAATTAAAGGTCACATTGTTTACGGGTTGATTACGGTATATTCCGTTTTTAATAATTACTGTACTCAAGGTTAGCTCCTTTTTATTAACTATACAACTATTATAACAAATTGGGTATTTTTGGTCAACCACTTACTTGCGGTATATTTCACGGGCTATGTCAGCACCATTTTTGTACCCTTGATAACGACCCAAACAATAGCCCATGAATACACCGTATGCTAGTGCCATTAAGATTAGGATTGTGTTTGATTCCATTTAAAACTCCTTTATTAATTGTTATAATACTATTATAGCAAAAAGGTCTTTAATGGTCAATCGTAAAAAAAGCCCTAGAACTAGGGCTTTTTATTATGTTAGTGTGTACTAACTTATTCTAGTCCGGCAATTGCAGTAAGATCGCATTCCATTAAGCCAGATCCTTCTGCTGGAAATTCTACCATCCAACCCCAAGTACCAGGAGGAGTGTCGCCACGAGTCTTTGCTACTCCATTAACTACAACATTACTTCTAGGTTCGTTAGGTCCGTTTAGATTTATAAACGTGTCTGGACCAGAACTTACTATTGTAGTTAAATTATGGGCTTCTAAAACAGCGGTTTGTTCTGCCGGTGTACCGTTCTCTAATATTGCAATTTCAGCGCCGCTTAATGGAGGGACGGCTTTTGCAGTATAAATTGCAATTTTTTCAGCTGTTGTACTTGCAGGATCTGTTAACACACCAATTTCACTTTCGGTGTATACTGGATTAAGTAAAGGCATGTAATTTGACATAATTTGTTCAAAAAATGTAGATACTCCTACTGGATTATCTAGTGAAATTGACATGGGTTGTGTACCTGCAAAATTTATAGGTACTTCAAAGGTAAACAATACCACTTGGTCTGCTGGCGCTCTACTAACATCACTGGTATATAATGTTGGAATATTTCCAGTATAAACTACATTTCCATTTAAGGTTGCTGTAATTACAATAGGTTCTGTTCCAGTTGGAGCATATCCGTTGCCTAAAAATTGTATTGTTCTATTTGCCATTGTTTAAATCTCCTGTGCAGTTATTTATCATCGCCAGTGAGCAACCACGGTTTGATCCATAATTTGATCAGGTTTAGGA